CATCAATGCGCAGACCGGGACGAGCTACACCTTGCAGGCGAGCGACAACGGCAAAGTCCTCACGATGACCAACGCCGCGGCGATTACGCTGACCGTTCCCGCAGGGCTGAACGTGGGCTTCAGCTGCCTGATCATCCAACTCGCGGCGGGTAAGGTGACATTCACGGCGTCAGGCACAACCATAGTCCAGCGGCAGTCGTTCACGAAGACCGCAGGCCAGTACGCGGTGGCTTCGGTTCTCGCGTATGCGACGAACACGTTCGCGTTGAGCGGAGATCTCGGAACGTGAATATCAGCGGGAAGCCGTCGCTCCTGGCAGTGCATATCCCGCCGGGAGGCGGCCCGCATGTGTACTGGCGTATCCTGATCCGGCAGTCGTTCATCGCAGGAACCGCAACCTCGATACAGGAGCTCGAATACCTCGACACCACGGGAACGGATCTCGCGAGCGGGGGCACTGCGTCTGCATCGAGCGTGACCGGCGCGAACACGGCTGACAAGGCATTCGACAACAATCACTCGACAGTGTGGCAGTCGGGCGGAATTCCTAACGCGGGCGCCCCGGAGTGGCTCCGTTATCAGTTTTCCTCCGCCGTTAATCCGGTGGCGATCCGGCTGACTTTGAATGAACCCCTCGGCAACTCGCAAGCCCCGGCGGACTTCGATGTGCAGTATTCCGACAATGGTTCCACCTGGACTACGGTTAAAACCTTTACCGCGGTTTCCTGGTTGGGGCTGCTCCCAACGCTTTCGTTTTCGCTTGTCACGGGTCCGGGCTATATCAACTGGAGAGCGCGGGTGAACGGCACGCAGAGTGGTGCGGCTACCAGTTGCGCGTCTCTCGAGATGCATGAAACCGTGGCCGGCGCGGATGTGACTTCTTCCGACCAGAGGCATGGGATGTACAGCGATTACTTCTCGCCGCCGTATTACGGGTTCACCGCATTCGACCGCAATGCAGGTACGTTCTGGGCCGCAGCCAACGCCCCTCCCGGCAACTGGCTGGGCAATTCGATGGGGAAGCAGGTAACGATTGTCGAGATTGCGTGGCAGGCGCGTCCTGACGCGAGTTACACGCAGTCGCCCACCACGGTCACGATGCAAGCGACCAACGATGGCGCTACGTGGGTAAATATCGGCACCGCCACGTTCGGAACCTGGACCAGCGCGGGACAAAAGCAAACGGTTGCGGTGATCTGATATGCCTATAGCGCCATTCTCGTTGTGCGGTGGAACGGACATCACCCGCGACTCGCTTTGGTCAAACTCTAGGGCGATTAACTGGTTCCCCATCGTCGACACCTCCGGCACGGCGCAATCGAAGATCGAACTAGCCCCGATCCCAGGACTGACGACGTTCACAACGTTGACCAACCCGCCGATACGCGGCTTGTGGGCGGGGGATAACCGCTTGTTTGCGGTAGCGCAGGGCGGGTTGTTTGAGATCTTCTCGAGCGGCGCAGCCACGGCTATCACCGGAGGTGTGCTGAGCGCAGCCACCCCGGTGCAGTTTGCGGGCGGGGGTAACGAGATACTGATCGCGAGCGGGGATCAGATCTGGTATGCGACCGGCGGGGTTAGCCATAAGACCTATGACGGCGCGATCAGCGTGGTCTATCTCGACGGTTATTACATTATTCTCCGTGCGGACGGGCAGACCATCCAACTCTCAACGGATGGCTTGTTATGGGATGGGGCGGATGTTGCCCAGTCGCAGGGACCCAAGGACCGTCTTGTCAGACTCGAGGCACACGAAGGCCACCTCTGGATGTTCGGGCAGCGCTCGATCCGTGTGTGGTACGACTCGGGAAACGCGGACTTTCCGTTTGCGCCGATCGACGGGGCGACGATCGATCAGGGCACGATGGCCCCGTGGTCGGTAACGAAAATCGACCGGAGACTGTACTGGCTGGGGATGGACGAGTACGGCTACGGGCGCGTGTTTCGCACCGAAGGCTACACGCCGGTGCCGGTCAGCAACCAGGCGATCGAGTTCTTGATTAAGGGCTACCTGGACCTGGGGACCGATCAAACCATCACCGGCTCGGGATATACCGAGAACGGCCATACGTTCTATGTGCTGAGCTTTCCGCGAGCGAAGGCGTGTTTGGTGTACAACCTCACGACCAACATGTGGCACGAACGGGCACGCTGGAACTCGGACCACTGGGAGCAGTGGAGAGGCGGGGGATTCCATGCGTTCTGCTTCAACAAACACCTGGTGGCACGGACTTCCGAGGCACCGTTTCCCGATGGCGACCACACCCGGATCTACGAGCAAGGCGTGCATCTGTACGGTGACGATGGCAACCGCATCCGCCGGTATCGGGCCGCGCCTTATACGCAAGCGGATCAGCAGTGGCTGTTCCACCATTACCTGAGGTTGCTGACTAGCGGATCTAGTGCGGTGACGATGCGATATCTCGGGGACGACGGCACAACGTGGTCGCAGGAACGAACCGTCGCTCCGTTTAAGCACGAGATCAAGTACCGCAGATTAGGCAGAGCACGGGATCGGATGTACGAACTATACCTGCTTGACTCGCTATCGGGAGCCCAGGGAATCATTGAAGGCTACTTGCACCTGGCCGATCCCCCGCAAGCTGCAGCAACGGTGGCGCGTTAATGCGGCGTTTCGGGGGGATGACCCGGCCCGAACGGTTCGCAGCGTCCACGCAACAGATATCTCCGCTGCCGATCCCGCTGCCGCTGCAGAACGAGGTGGTTGACGAACGGCGCTTATTGACCGTGCCGTGGGTTTCTCTCTTTCAGTGGGTCCTGAATATCGGCACCCGCACCTTTGTTACCGGGACCCACGCTGAAAGAGTCGATCCGGACGGCCCCTACGATCCTGCGAACTTCCGCCCCGGCACCTGGTTCTGGGAGTCGGACCGCACGGTGCTGTATCAGGTGCGAATCGTCCCGGTCATACCGGCCACGGTGCCGCCTTCGGTAGCCCCGCAGTGGGTGTACGTCCTCGGGACGATGGAAGCCCCGCTGGCTTCGATGCCCACGGACTTAGGCCCGTACGATGCCAGGTTCCAATTCGACGCCACCGATACCGGGCAGTCCTTCTTCTGGGACGGGACCGACTGGATAGATATCACCGCTTACCCGGTGACCCTCTATGGCACACATGCGGAGCGTCTGGCAGCACCGGTAGATGCGTTGGGAGATGGCGCGTTCTGGTGCGAGATCGACCGCAGCAACGTGCTCTACCAGCTCCAGGCCGGCATCTGGTGGTACGTGTCGGGAACCATGTTCGGGACGATGGTCCCGGATGAGCGCCCAGCGGATCTAGGTATCCATGAGGGCGGATTCGAGTTCCGCACCAGCGATTTCCCGGCCCGGCACTTTATCTGGTCGCAGACCGCCTGGGTCGAGGTCACGCCGGCAACCGCTACCGTCCTGTTTGCCCGCGCCAATGCAGCCCTCGGACTGACGACAACCCCGCAGACCGTTGCCGGCACCTCACTCGTCCTGCCGAACGCCGGGAAGTATCTGATCTCGGCTGTTTACTACTTTAATTTCCAGTCCGCGGATCAGGGGCAAACTTTGGTGGGCGGGTTCAGCGGGAGCGCTGTGGGTGTGGCGGCTCTGACTGTAGCGGCGACAGCGACCACGGTGGCGACCACGATCGGGCAGCAGTGGCTGTACACGTCGTCCGCAGGCGCTACGGTGTTTCTCTCGGCGTATAAGACCGGTGGGCCAGGGGGCAGCACGGTGGGCGCCGACCACACCACGATCAGCGCTGTCTGGCTGGGCGTGTAAGCGAAAAGAAAAAGGAGATTTCTATGGGCGCATGGTTGATGGCAGGTTCGGGACTACTCAAGGCAGGGGGGGCGTTTCTCGGTAGCCGCGCACTGAGCGGAGGCATCAAGCGGGCAGGCACCGAGCTCTATCAGTCGCGGCAGCGCGAAGCGGCTAATGCCTTGCAGATGCCGGAGACGATCAACCCGGGAATTGCCGAGGCTTACAGCAACGCAGGGCAGGGCTACAGCACGGTGGCCAACCGCAGCGCGGACGACCTTGGAGCGCTGGCACGCGGGGGTGCCGAAGGCGTACGGAACGCAGCCACCAGCGCCAACGAGTACCTTAACCCCTATGTGCAGGGCGGGCAGCAGGCGTTTCAGACGCTGAGCCAGTTAGCCGCGGCGCCGGAGGAGAAGTTTAACTTCCAGTTCTCCCAGGATGACCCGAGCTATCAGTTCCGGATGAACGAGGGGCAGAAGGCGATCGAGCGTAGTGCGGCCGCGAGAGGGATCGGACAGACCGGCGGCACCATGAAAGCCCTCACCCGGTACGGGCAGGATGCGGCGAGCCAGGAATACCAGAGCGCGTACAACCGTGCATTATCCACGTTCGGGGCGAACCAGGGGGCTCGCCAGCAACGCGTGGGCACGCTCTCCGGGCTGGCCGGCTTCGGTTCCACCGCGGCGCAGGCTTCGGGACAGAACCTGTACAACTCGGCCGTATATGGTGGCAATGCCGGGATACAGGCGGCTAATGTCGGCGGCAACTGGCGCAACAACGCTGCGTTGCAGGAAGGCAACTATGGCGTCGACTCTGCAAACCGGCAGGCCGATATCGGTATGAAATACGGGGACCTGGCGCGACAGTTACGGCTATCGGGAGACGAAGCTACCGCGCAGTCGATCCTCGCCAACGCGGGAGTGGGAGCGGGTATGTGGCAGGGACTTGGAACCTCTCTCGGCAGTATGTTGGGAGAGTACGGACAAAGCCAGGGCGGCTGGGGCGGTGGCTTTGGTAGCGTTTTTGGAGGTGGCGGAAGGCAAGGCGGCACCTATGACTACGCTACTGGAACCTGGAGGAGGCCGGCGTAATGGGCGGAAATATCTTCTCCAACTTAAAGCTGCCGGAGTACCCGGATTTCACCGGGGACCGGGCACGCTACGAGGCCCTGAAGCACGCCGAGCTGCAGCGTAAACTGCAGACCCAGCAAGCGCTGATGCAACAGGCCGAGTTCGGGCACAAACAGAAGGAGTGGCAGCGGCAGGAGGACTGGCAGGCAGCGCTCGGCAGCAACCCCCTGGTAGATCCCGAGACCGGCCAGATCCACCCTACAACGCTCAAGACGCTAGTAGGTATCGATGCCCCGAAAGCGCTCGCCCTAAGCCAGAGCATTGATACTTCGCGAGAAGCCCGGCTCAAGTCCGAGGCCGCGGCTCAGGCCAGACTCGAGCACCAGCAGCAACTGGCGCTGCACGATATCGATGCCGGGATGCAGATCGCAGACCCCCAGGAGCGGCTCACGTATGTGATGCAAAACTGGGAGCGCTATAAAAAACTCAAAGTGCTCACCGATGACGAGCATGAGGAGCTCGCACGCACTGGGCTGACAGTGCCGCTGCACGACCGGATGGCGACACGTCTGTTGGGGGCGGATAAGTTCAACGAGTACCAAACGAAGGCCCTCACTCTGGCGGAAGCCCAGAAGAAGGCAGCGTCGGAAGCCATCACCCGGCCGGCAGAAGAGCAGAAGAAACTGCTCGAAGCGGACCTGGCCACCCGCAAAAAAGCAGCGGTGCAAATGTTCGGGGCCACCAGCCAGGAGGAGTGGGACAAGGCCCGCAACACGCTGCCCGAAGACGTACGTCCGCTGGTGCCGGCAGAGTTCAACCAGAAGAACCGCTACAAAGCTTTAACGTTGGGGCAGACTCCCACTGAGATCCTGGCCCAGGAGCAGCGAACGGTCCCGGATACCCTGGACAAGCTGAACTGGTGGCTGGCACAGCCGAATCGGACCGAGGAAGAGAAGCGGGTGGGCCTTGCTGCCAAGCAGGGGATGATCGCATCCAAGGTCGCCACTCAGCAGGACCGGCTCCTGAACCCTGCGGAGTTCGCCCAGGCGCTCGAGCTCGCCACCGCGAAATCGAAAGCGCTGCAGGAGGGCAAGCCGCCAACGCAAGGCGAGGAACTGCTGGCGGGCTATGCGGCGCGGGTGAAGCAGGCGAATCAGGGCTTT